ATACATAACTTTCATAGTGGTCTAGTAATTCAAATATGTCAGTCGTTTCAAACCCACAGCCACGACAGATATGCTTATCCTGTTCGTGAATGGGTGGGTCTATTGCGTACACACAGCCACAAAAGCTATCGTGCTTAGTCATAAGGCAACCACCCTGCCAGTTGGCAACCATCTTCTCGATAGAACCAGTTTATATCTAGGCTTGGATACTTTTCATATATCGCATCGTAGATACCTGATGGTGGCGACCACGCTGTATCAAAGTCTAACTCTATGAAACTATCAGTCTGCCCTACTAACTCGTAGCCAGTCAGGTTTCCCTCTGGGCTAGGTAGTAAGTTCCACTTTGTACCCCAGTGAAGATTACGCCAGTTCCACCAATCAGGCATTACATCATGGAGTTCTTTCTGTACCCCATTGTTATGTGTACCATCTTTCTGTGGCTTGTTGTAATCAGGCTCAGGTATAACCTTATCGAAGTCCAGCACCGGAGTGCCTTTGAAGTCGGTGAAACATTCATCAACAAACTTTGCCATATCTTCTTTCGTACCCTCTATCGTTACTTCGTTACTGCACCAATTAGGCATTGTAAATATAATCCTTTTTTATATCTGCTCCCTCTGGGAACACATCTTGTTCACTCTCTAAATCAGCGAGTGCCTCTAATAGTGTATCAGCCTGACTCTCTTTGTCAAACTCTACTCGCATCGTAACTATAGTTTTCATTCGACCTCTACTTCTTTAGATACTGGATAGTCCCTAACTGATGGATAGATGTAATCTATAAAGTAAGCATAAGGATATACTTTATCCTCATACTCAAACTCTACCGGATACCCGTCGTAATGTTCATAGTAATCCTTACAGTAATCATTCAAAGCCTCAACGAATCCCCTTGTAGGCTGTGCCTCGTAGGGACTTATCTTAGTTGGGGAGTTCTCCCATGTCAGGTCTATACTGAACACTTCATACTTCTCCCCATGCCACTCGATAGTCTCGATACCATCGTCCCGCTCGCTAGGTATCTGTTCGGCAGGGTCGTCTTTGAATGGCGAGATATGCAACAAGGCGTTGTCACTCAAACGCTTTGCAGGTATCGCAGTCATATAGTAGTTGTCTCTAATCCATGCTTTCATTATGCTTTCTCCACTTTATAAGGAATGAGAGGTTTGGTTTTATCTTCCCAAACCCACTCAGGGTTCTCAGCGTCTACAATAACTTCGTGGCAGTCCATACACTCGACAGCCACATTCACGATTTCTGAAGGTTGGTTCAGATATTCGGCATTGAGGTTGCCGTAGTACGCCACTTCTATATTATGTCCTATGTGTCTTGCAATCTTTTCATACATTAGAACTTGTATCCTCATCTGTTATATCCCACATATCTGTATTCATAGTGTGAGAGTATTCTAATGCGTCGTTATAATCACCTGACTCTAACATAACATTAGCTTTATCTTTTATATCCTCGTCTGAGGCATCATCGTCAACTTCTAAAGTTATATAACTCATGTGTACCTCTGGGATACTAACTGTTACTTTTCTCATCTTCTACTACCTCAATAGAGTACAACTGTATGAATGAGTCTGCTTGTTCAGCGTCCCCAAACTCTGCGTCATACGAATCTAGTTTCTCTTTAGCTTCTTCGTAAGTCTCAGCTTCCACCCAGAACTCATTAGCTATAAGTTCGTAAGAGATGCCGTGGTACTTGTGCTTCATTGTCTTAGCCTATTCTCCTGTGCGTACTTTTGGAAGCAGTCCAAACACTGCTCTGTTGATTGTATCTGAATTTCTACAGACATGCAACTCCCACAGTGAACTCCCTCTACATAACGAGCGGAGACACAGTTGAAGCACAGGCATAGGGCTATGACATCATGTTGGTACTTAGTGGTCATTCTCTTATCCCGTTCATCGTTCATAGCATTTGTATAGGCTGGCATTTTAGGGTCTTTCCCCGTCTAAGTGGCGTTCACATATCGGCATCGTTGCTGACAGGCGTTCACCTAGTAGTGTGATGGTGCGGGTTATCCATGTGTCTGCGTTATTGAAACAGCTAGTGATTGAACACAATGGAGTCATCTCCTCTATTGAACACATTTGTAATTCTCCCTCTGCCTAATCAGGCAAGTCTGCTAAAACGGTTTCATCACTTAAGTCAGCAGCTTCTACCATCTTTCGCCACATCAACTTTTCCTTTGCGTTTTCCATCAACTCCCCATTATCGTATGTCTCATCAACTATAACATCAAACCTGTCTGGATGTTCCACGCTCTCTACCCCATCTTGGTTATCACCGTACATCTTTTCTTCAGCTTCTACAGAGTCACGCACATTCTCTACCTTATAGTATGTAGCTTTTGTAGCATACTCTACTAGATAGACTGTATTAGTAGGTAACTGCTTAGTCTCTCTGATGTATTCCCCATCTTCGTTTCTAGTTATCTGTGTGTACGTTGACATTAGTCATGTTCCTCTATTGCTTCACCTTGTTTTATCAAGGCGACTAATCGCTCTGCTTGTACAAGTCTATCAGATGTGCCGTAAACGTCAAGGCTGCGAAAGAACTCCATAGCATCTTTATGAAACCCGACGAGGCTATCTACGTATTCAATGGTGTCATCTATATACATTGTAATTACCTTGTAACTGTGTACAGTAAAGTCAACCAAACCCCCGTAGCTATAAGCACGTTGGTGGTCATCATAAATTGTTCAAATCTCATATCTATACTCCTACTTCTTCAAACAGTGTTTGATTTATTAATAGCTGTCCACCAAATGTTTTCTCATTGACAGACTCTACAATCAGTTTAGCATTAGCCATAGCTTCACGCAACCCTACACATTCTGTTGGGTCGCACTCAGCATTGGATTTGTAATCAGGGTGAGCAGGGCAACTGCTTGAGTGATTGTACTTCATCATAAGCACATGGTTGTCTGTGTCCTCTGGAGCAGACTGTATATGAAGTTCCCTATACTCTGGCATCCATGTCACATACCACGGCGTTGTCGTGTGTTTCATTCTAAGCCTCAACCTTTATGTCTAATCTCTGTTCTTCACTCCATCCCAAATCTTGTTCAAGGTATGGTTCAACCCATCCCTCAATCATGTTGACGATCTCTTGAGCATCGCCCTCTCCGGTTGGTACGTTTATAATGATTCTACTCATCTTATTAACTTCCTATGAATTTCTTTATCTTCTTATTTCTCGACAGCAGGGCAAGCACTAAACCGAAGCTAACGACCCCAACCATTACAATCGGGAACGTCACTTCTGTGTACCTGCCTATAAGAAATAATATAGCATCTTCAACGAAATGTAAAGCTGATATTAATGTAGCTATACTAAGTATCTTCTTCATTTGATTACTCATGCTTCAAGTATATTTGTCTCTGCGTTTCTTCAATAACGTCGTATATCTTTCTAAGTGTCAAAGCTGATTGCCCAACAATCTCCCTGTTAGGGTCTTGGGATATTAGATATTTTATATCCATTAACGCTTTATAAACGACGCTTGTTGTATTTACTGTTTCCATAACTCTCCTTTAAATGGTGGAGGCGGGGAGAATCGAACTCCCGTCCTACAGTTACCGCAAGCGGTCTTAGCTGTAGTCTAACCCAATCGCCCCCTAACTAATCAGTTAGTATCCCAATTATGACATTAGGAAGTATCAGCCGATACTCAGACCCGTCATCATCATTAGGTAGAATGTTATCCAACGGCATGAATGAGGCATCTCTTGGGAGTAGTATTGTATCCCCTGCTTGGATTCCTTTACCGTTGTCAACCCCGACAGACATAACCTCTGCAATCAACGGAGTGTCATGCTTCACAGTGTCAGGCATTATAATCCCTGATTGTGTTTTAGCGTCAGTCTCATCCGGTGTAACCTTGATGAGTATGAGAGTTCCAAAAGGTTTTAGTTTCATTTCTATGTTCCTGCTTTCCTGCTTAATACTTTGTATATAAAGAAACGCTTTGCTTGTTCCTTCGTAATATTATAATACTCCAGTATCCCATCCTTTGTAAAGTCCTGTCTACGTAAGGATGAGTCGAGTATGTTGATCTTAGGGGCTTCAGAGCCACACACAGAGCATAGGAGTCGCTCTGAGTGGTTTCGGTACATATGGGGATGGGCTGTAGTCTTTTTCTTCGTAGCCACTATTTTATCACATCCCGTGATGCTTGCTCCAAACCTGCGAAAACTTGGTTTTTGAACTTACGATAGTCCATTGAGTTAGCGGATGTTTCGACACCCACATGCTCTAGCAACGAATCTCGCGTTACATCATCAGGGACAGGATAACCTATTACCTTTATAATCCCTAGACGGTGTACAAAGTCCCCAACAGTTTTCGGCGTAAGTTTACTGATGCCGACCAAAGCGGTAAGGTCTATTATACTTTTGGTAAGAGCGTTCAACTCATACTTGTCATCACTCCGCTTGTGCCAACACTTTGTCTCTGCATCAGATACATTCGTAATATCCCACTGAACATCCATTATATCTTACCTTCCCCCAAATCTATATCCAAACCTTCCAGTAAGGAATCTAAGTTCTTTTCTTCTTCCAGCCCTTTTAGTTCCATAGCGAACAAAGCCTTGTATACTTTGCGCTTCAAGGACACCCCAACATTAGAGTTACCATACTGTATTGGTGTTAGTGCTATCTCTCTTACCGTCAGCAAGTCGCTCGATGAGAACTCAACGGTTACATCTCTGCCTAAATCTGAGAAGGCTTCTAATAATGCCTTACCTATTAATTGGATGAACCCTATGTCTACTCCGACACAAGAAGCAGGGAGTCTAGCTTTGAGTGGTACGACATGCTCAAAGTCGTGGTCTGAAACCAGCAAAGTAATGTGATCGTCAATGAATAATAATTCCTGTAACGATAGGGGGACTTCTAAGTTCCTCGCATCAGATATGGGGTGGAAGTGATTTTCTTCGTGTGAATCTTTAGACATAAAACACCTTCTCCGTTTTTCCGCAAGATATACAAATTAGCCTACGTTCCGTACTCAAGGGGTCTATGTTTATGATACTGTAAGAACAAGAACCCAATCCTGCCTTATGAAGTATTTTTAGTAAAAGTGACTTTATCATTGTTTGATTCCAACGCTTTCATTAACTTGTCTAATTCCTTACGGAACTTTTTATTGCTTTTATGATCTTCATCTTCGTGGTCTTTGTAACCTGCGTTCAGTTCCTTTAGTGACCGTCGCCTTGAAAGTTTGCGGTCACGGTTTTCCCATTTGTGCATAGTCTCCTCTTTGTACTAATTGATAAACACCTTATCTTATTATACTAGGTAAACCAAGTCCCCGCAACAAGTATGATGATTATCACCATACCTACTCCAGATACAGTATGCCGTAATCTTTCTATACCAGTTCGTATATCATACAAGTATTTGTCGGTGTCACTCTCTGGTATTTTCCACGATGAATTATTCATTATAAACCTAACCATTCTTTCCCTTTAGTGGATATTGGATTCTCTATACTACTCGGTATCTCACCAAGCATCATGTTCAAAGTTAGGAGATAATTATCATATCCCTTTTGATCTCTGTTGGCGTGAGCGAGTTCAAGCCCTAAGACCATCCGTCTGAACTGATCTAAGTGTTCAGTAAACGCTTGATGTGTATCTCTATTCTTATTCATATTATTCTCCATCTAGTATAATACTGTATAGCTAATTGCTTTATTCGCAATCAGCCCAGTCAGTTTGCATTATATCGGTATCACCGTAGTAAGTACACAAGTCCTGATTGAACGCAGAACCTAGTGATGACATAACAGCAAGGAACACAAAGAACTTTACAATATTTTCAACTACCATATACGAACCTCCTGAAAGGTATTTTAGCACATATGTTTAATGTACGCAAATCTAAGGTCGGGAAACAAATCCGCAAATCCGGTGTCCCTCCATTCATGATAACAAAATATGATGTCCAGTCAACCATTGAAAAGAAACGCCCCCTATCAGACTATACATCAAACAAAGTTCCAATGCAGTCAGACAAGCTGAAGGTTCGCCTGATTAACGAAGGCAAGCTAGAACCTAAGTGTGATATCTGTGGGCTGAAGTTTTGGTTGCAAGACCCTATTGGATTGGAACTAGACCACAAAGATGGTGACCACAATAATAACAGCTTACGGAACGTCCGTCTACTTTGCCCAAACTGCCACGCCCAGACCGATAACTACAGGGTGAAGAAGCCGGGGGCTAAGTCCGCAGTAGATGTACACGGTGGAGGATAAGTTAAACCTCTCTCCCTATCCTTGCAAACAAAAAGCCCCGGTCGTAAGACCGAGGCTTATGAGATAGCGAATCACCATCCTTGTTTATTCAACTGTGAAGTATGGGGCTTTCCCAGCTAACGCTCGGAGTGCAGCCCAACGTCGATCTGACCTACGAATATCAATCGCTAATTGTTCCTCCCGTGTAATCTTCCCGTCCTTGACGGCGGTGACTATCCCTACGAGATCGTCAACCAAATCCATGGCTATAGCTACGATAACTCCTAACACAAGAGGAGCTAACACCGTAATTCTAGCAATAATTCCTTGCACAAAATTCCTCCTTACAAAGGATTGTTATTTCCCACACCCACAATTTCCACCACATTTACATTCGCCGTTCATCAAAAGCCTCCTTACTCAATGTAATCACACTCATCACATTCACACGAACACTCACATTCGCTTGGGTCAGCATGGCATAATAAGCTGTCGTCGGTATCACATTCGCAATCACCGAACCAGTTACTCATTCTCCAATACCTTCATACCCAAAGCGATAATGCCTCCAATTGTTCCGGTAGCTATCTCAGGGAACTCGTTCAAGGCTCCCAGAGCAGCCAATGCTCCTAAAACAATTATGGCTAAGAATATCTGTGGTCTAAGTTTTCCTATCATATCTCTCTCCTATTGGAATCTATACTCTATTATACTAGTGCAGGTGCTTATTTATAGTCTCCATACGTCCTGTTATCTCCATAACCACTGAGGTTTAATTGCTTAAGAACATCATTGAATCCGCTGTGGTCAGACATAATGGTTCGCATTTCATTGTTCATGAGAGCGTCAGTTGTTTGCAACTCATTCAAACTATCCTCCAGTTCCTCCACTGCCGCCCATAAATCTTCTGGGTCAAACACTGTGTTCTGACCAATGCTTGTGGCTTTTTCATCCACCTCTACTATTTGTACCTTGAGGTTGTCTACCTCGTTTTGAAGTACAGCTACATCTACATCAGATTGTGTCTCTTGCATTGTAGTCACGTTTGTATCTAATGTCTTTACCGTACTGTCAAGTTGTGCGACGTACCATATAAGTCCGAACGCTTGAGCTACGATAGCAGCGACGATCCCTAACGATACTTTAATATTTTGTAAATCCATATATCACCATCTCATATTATATAGGTATTTCTGATGCCGGGGGGTACACCCCATGATCAGCCATCTTGCTTAGAATAAGTTCTTTTGATACCACCCCAACCATTCGGAAAACAACTTCCTTATTTCTATATACGATTAATGTTGGGATGCTTTTTACGTCATATGCTTTTGGGGTTTCTGGGTTAGCATCAATATCTAATTTCACAAACCTGACATGGTGTCCTAGTTCTCTCTCCAGAATACTTAATGTGGGAGCTAGAACTTTACACGGCCCACACCAGTCTGCCCAGAAATCTACAACAACTGGTCTGTCCGCATTCATCACATCATGAATAAATGTAGAGTCTGTTGTATTGTGCATTCGGATTATCCGCCGACAATTTTCTTAGCGGCTCCACTCGCTACTCCGCCCAAAGCTCCCCCTACTGCTCCAGCTACTGGGGCTAGTAAAGCACCAATGATTTTTTCCATCGGTACCTCCCTTTCCTTATCAGTGCCCGTCCATGTCTCGTCAGGTCTTTCAGCTTCTAATACACGTTTGAATATATCTGTGGATTTTTTCAGGTGTTCATCTCCATCTTCATCATCCGAAGTTTGAAGGAACCCATGGTCTCCTATGTTTAAGTAACTGGGTCGTTTAGCTGAACGATCTGGGTTTGCCTCAGTAGTAGAAGTCTCTCGGAAAAATCCCTTGTCCATACTCTTCCAATCTATGTTTTGTTTACTGCCGGTTAGTCCAGCCGCTCCACCAGCTAGAGCACCCCCCGCACCTTTCACACCAGCTTTAGCGGCACCACCCACAGCCCCTGCAACATCTCCTATTATCCCTTTTTCAGCAATAGGCTCCCGTGAAATGATCTTAGTTTTGGAATCAAAATCAGTTCTCGTTCTAGTCACTGGTGGGCTATCATCTACTCCTCTCAGTGCAGTAGTGGTAGTAACTTTATCTTTTAGAATATTTGCAAACATATCCGTTGCGGACTTAACCATCTCCTCTACGTTAGGATCACCCAAATCCTGACCGGCTTGGTTTACTATCTTGGAGGGTACAGGGCAACCGGGTTCGTCGTAATCAACAGGGTGGCGTAAATTCTCTGGGTAAACATACATGGGGAAGCCCATCTCATCTAACAACGCCCTGTGTTGAATCTGTCTAGCTGTCCCGTTTTCAAGCACAGCCATTTGCTTACCGTTTAATTCAGGCACTATGCCCTCCTTCGATGCTTTACCCAACCATGTAGAGAATACCTCAGTAAATGAAGGTACATCTTCCTTACTGATTACAAACAAATTGTTATCAGATTCAGTTGGAACTGGTTGTTCAGCTTTCATTAGTTCAAAGTGTGCCCCTTGGTTTACACCTTTCTCACAAATGGTTACCTCCGCAAGCTCTAAACTATCTACCTGCATGTAACTATCTGCACCCTTGCTGATATTTTTCGTCTTAGTAGCACTTCCAGCAATAGAGTACGACCTCATCTTACCGCTATTGATTTGTTCTTTCACTTTCTTAGAAATTTTTGTATCATCTCTAAGTTCTGAGATGAAGAATAAGTTATCACCTTCCACACCACTCTTGAATATCTGACCGCCCCTTGAAATATATACAGGTAATGCATGCCCAACCTGAACATCGGAGTGCATAACCATCACGTTACGGGTTCTAAAGTTATCCATGTATCGCTCAAACGCCTCTTCCAAAGCTTCAGAGGTAATCAAGTGCCCTTCCCTGTCCACTAGCTCCACTGAAGCGGGGCCTCCTATAACGGTAGGCTCGTCCTCCCCATTCAAGTCAAGGATGTCAACGACATTAGCGTACTTCGGAACGTTTGGGTAAGCTCTGTGTAAGGTGATTAATTCAGCCGGGGATGCCAACCCAGCTTTAAACAAACGCTCATACTCCTTCAAGCCTCCCTGAACATCGTCCATGGTAACTTTACCACCATCCGCCTTATCAAGAAAGACAATGGAGTCATCGCTCTCAGCTAACCACTGTTGGTATGCGAGGTTGGTAGTCATTAGGCTTGGTGTATTCCCCATACTACTCCATAAACGGCAGGAGTTTCAGAGCCAGTTCCGTTTATGAAACTTATGTTCTTTCTGAAGTCTACGGGGAAGGTAGTTTCAAAGAACCCTGAAGCAGGGGTGTTGGCTGCTGGAGCAGCAATCCAAATTCCTGTAGACGAGGATGCTGTACAATCAAATGATAGGTATGTATCATGTGATACATTTATACGAATCCCACGAATTACGACAGAATCTACACGCTTCTTAGACATAGAGGCATCAGCGGTTCCTAACCATGAGAAGTTACGACCCTGTGCCCCGTCCGTGTAAGTCGAATAACCTCCACCATGTCGAAGCTCGTTGTGAAATTTATCTATATAGAAATCAGTAGTATGTTGAGTAGTTGTAACAATTTTTATACGCAGGTTATTAGTTGCTGTTAGGGGCGGTATTTCATACTTCACCTGCAATTGCTGGAATGATGTGGACAGGTTTACAGTATTACCCGTAGCCTTGGTAACGTCGCTGGAATCAGTAATGATGATTTGAACAGCGTTAGCCCCAGAAGCTCCTCGTACAGTTGCTTGACCCGTTAGAACCATAGGTTGTTGACCGTTGCCGCCACCAGTTGAAACTTGGGTGTAAACACCCTCACCAGCAGCGGAGTTGTCAGGGTTAACCAACAGTGACGCTGCCCCAGTATCTTGTTGGGCAGTGCTCCTAGAAATAGAAGACCCCGTTGCTGTAAACTCAGTAATGTCAGCCGCTTCAACTCTAGGGTTAGTTACCAAGTTTGTAGCAGCATCTCCTCTGGCAACCGTAAACAAATCCTCCGCTGTATTTGCGGAAGATAATGTTGCTTTGAATGGGTAATATTTTGTGAACGGATGGGTAGACGTTCTAGTGCTGGGGTCTATCTCCCACGAAGCCCACTCATCGTGCATTATCGAAGTATTAACCATATTCCAAATTCTCCTATCGGGTGTTTGTCCAACCTACTAAAGCTACCAAACTACCAAGTACTACTATAGTATGAGTTATCAGTAAGCCTACGGCTATAAAGCCGGTTTTAGCTCCCGATACTCGGCTACGCCAATCCTGTAAATGCTCAACATTTGTATTTATTTTTTCCAGACCATCAGCTAACTTCACGTTCAACGCTGATTGAGTCTCAATATATCTATCTAACCGTTCCATATACGTTGCTAGTTTTACATCAACAGGTTCGGAAGACATTCCTAACCACGACCATAGACCATTATGCGAGCGGTAATATTACTTAAGTCCGCAGCGTTAGCTACTTCTATAGTTGTTTGCAGATCAGTTGATGATTCACTTGCGTCGCTGTTGTAAACTTTGATCTTTGAATTTGAGTAGTCATACAAAGCAAAGTATGCGTAATCAGTTCCTGAAGCATCTTCAACATTACCGATAACTACGAATTCAATTTTATCCCAGCCAAGATCGGATGCCGTGAAAGGCTCTCCACCAGTTACATAACTGTCATCAAAAGTTACTTCTACTATTCGATACTGGAGATTACCCGGAACTCCCTTTGGGAATTCTGCCCCACCAGAACTACTTGCGATTGAAAGTGCCATTATACATTCCTCCGGAATCTAAACGATTCAGTCTAAAAATCGTAATGTGAGGGAGCCGAAGCTCCCCCACATTACTAAGGTAGGTTTCTATTTTACTCGTTTAGGTCGAGTATTTTCGCCTGTACGTCGAAACGGTGTGCCCTGAGTTCAGCCATCGTATAAAGCAAACCACGAACTACTAGCGACGAAGCCGCAAAGTAGTCACGGTTCTCGATGTACTGGGTAGGTTGAGCTACCGCAACTTCAAGATAGTCCGTGTCTAGTACGTAAACGTTAGAACCATGAGTACCACCAGTGGAACCAATCACAGGCGACTTAGTGGTATCCGCATCTGGAAGAATTGGAATTCCCATGTAAGTAGCAAGAATCAGACCGGTGCGAGTACCGGGGAAGGTCTTTTCAGAACCTACACCAACCGTATACTCTTCCTGACCGAGATACCTCTGTTGAGAGTTCAGTAACCGCTCAAGCTTGAAGTACTGATCATGACCCATGACAATGAGTTTTGGCTCACCACCATTGGTACGAATCTTCTGAATAGCGGTGTCCAGCATGTTTAGGGACAAGTCCCGTCCAGTACCGCTGTTACCATCTACAGAGGCCGCAGTTTTCCACGGGTTGTCTGCAATAGTTCGACCTGAAGCCGCTAAAGTAGTGGTTAGGTCGTAAGCGTTAGCGAAAGTCGCTACGTTGCCGTCCAAGAAGTTAGTCCCGTCAATTGATACAATGTCGTCAATTGAAGTCATACCCGCACGACTGTATGTGAAAATACCGTCAGCGGTTGCTGGGGATGATTCTAGCACAGCGTCAACCGCTGCGTCGAATGTCAACGCCCTAGTTGTTGCACTCTTAGCGGTAATCTGAGCACCTGTGGTGTTCTCAAGAGTACCGGCATCCGAGAAACCAACTTGGTCACCAACCCTAAAGTTATTTGCGTTAGTCGCAATAATAGAAGAAGTTGACGTTGCGGTCGTAATGCCCGCCGTTGAAGAAGCTAGAAGCTCAAGGTTCATTTCCTTGATGTGGTCTAGCTGTGCGTTCTCGTTCTCAAGAGCGAGAACATCACCAACACCACCCTCAAGCTGCGATGTAAACATCGCCTTGACGGAGGCTGCAAACGTCGTACCAACGATACGAGGCAGTGAAGATACTGTCTGAATCGCTGAGATGTCTACAGTTGGGAGTGAACCCGTCTCTGTAATCGGGTTAGAGCGTTCTGAACCACGGTCGGAACGTACCCTCCAACCAGCTACGTTACCCCAGACGTTTCTGGGAAGTGCATTGAAGAACCTAGTTTGGTTATTCAGTGCATGCCATACCTTACGACCAAAGGTGGTCGTAAATATGTTTGTGTCGGTATCGACGGTAAACGGTGTCCCGCTAAACGCCTTCGACAAGTACTCAGAGCCTAGAACCGATTGGGTTGCCCCACGGTTTGCCTGAGCAATATATTCTGCTAGTGAAACTGACATTTAAGATTTCCTCCTGTTTTCTCAGACTAAAGGGTTACATCACCCTGTTCAACAGAGTATTGAAGTTTTCTAAGTTCTGAGTAAGACATGTTAGCTAGTTCATCGACAAGCTCCCCATCTGATGGGTTAGCTTTCACGATCTCTACTTCATCATTACCCATGCTCAACGTAGGTGCAACCAAGCGACGCTCTTCTTTCCAACCCGCCTTGCGGAGAGTGGATTCGGTTTCGTCCCTAACAGACTTAGAAATGTCTGTCTGAGCACCAGAAATCTGCTTCTTCAAGTTAGCGATTTCTTTCTTCATCTGCTTGAAAACAGATTCTTCCATAGCTTCGTCATCGTCCTCGGCTGGAGCTTCTTCGTCTTCAGCCTTCTCTTCCTCTTCCTCACCGGAAGCTTCTTCCTTCATAGGGAACTTGCCCATCTTTTCCTTAGGCTCATCTTCTTCCTCAGGTACATCTTCAGCCTGAAGCGTTGCTTGCTGGTTTTTCGCATCGGTTTCGGGGGCTACTGTAGCCGATGAGTCATCACCGTCTTGGTTCAGTGCGCCACTGTTCTTGACTTTGCGGTCACCAACATCTTCGAGTTCGTCGGTGTTCTTAAGCAGGGACACGACTTGGGAAGCCACATCTTTAACTAAAGCCATTCTAGCATCTTCCTGTTCCTTTGCGAACAGAGTTTGCTCTTCATCCTCCTCAGCCTTTGAGAGGCGGGAGTCCATCTTGGTAAGTACTTCAGCAAGGGCAGTCAAACCTAATGACGTTCCTTCCATGTACTTTTCAAGACGAGTGTATAGTTCATCTGCCATGGTATATCCTCCATATATTTCTATGCCGTATCCAAACTTCATAAAGGTTGGTCTAAGCCACCGCCGACCCCTATAAACAAATATAACCTAGTTAA